AGTAATTGCGTATGCAGTTTCGTCACCGTTTTGACCACCACCAGCAGGATCGACATACATATGCGTACCCTGAAACTTACCAAATTCTTCTGAATAGGAAGCAGCCTGATACATTGCATCTGTTATAGGATAGTCTGTCGGAGTGTTAATTTTATTATCAGGATGTGCTAAAAAGTTTACACGAATAGGCATAGTCTTTTCAGGAACATCCATAAATACAAGTTTATTAACTTTTAAGGGGTATCGCTCTTGATCTGATAATCTAGTATCAAGCATGTGCTGCAACTGGAAGTATGCCGCGCCTTGATCTATTTCTTTCTTAATAAGAACATCTTCCCCAAGGATTACATTATCTGTAGGTTGTCCTCGTTTACCAGTAAGACCACCACCTGTTTTAAGATTAGGGTTTACTTCCATAGCCTTGCGTATCATTGGTGCAAGGTGTGGACCATAATTATCTATTTCTTCATCAGTAGGGTATCTACCGGGCCAGATACGAATATCAAATCCACGTCCGGGAAGCCCGTTATAAATACTATCCACAGATTGTGGAGTACCTAGATATATAATGTCACCATTTTGACAAATAGAACTAAAGTCTCGTGTAAGGTGTACAAGTCTATCTCTCATTTCCGCAGTAGCTGCGTTCTTCTGGCTCTCTACGTCATCTGCAATGAGAACGTCTGCACGTTTACCTTGTAGGTTTGAAGTAATACCTACACAAGCAACACTAGGAGATTTCTCTGGCCCCTTTAGATCGCAATGTACGTCAAATGCTTCAACAGATGACCTATCACCTCTGTTTTTATCTGGACGCATACACGCTAGTTCTTCCATACCATTAATGATCTGGATAATCCAATTACTAATTTCTTTTGCCATCTTATCTCCAGCAGAGATAATTAGCACTCGTGTACTTGGATCATGTATAAGTCGCCATACAGCGTAGGCGGCAGTAACAGTTGTCTTAGCCTGCCCCCGCTGCGCTTGGATCATTCTGAATAATGGACCATACTGCAAGTAATCGCCCATGTCTAGCTGATTAGCAGTACATTCAAACCCCATCAATCCTGCAATAACGTCATACAGGAAGGTTTTAAAGTCTTTATATTCTCTTTGTAGCGCTCTAAGTTGCGCCCACCTTTCTGACACAGTTAAAGCAAGATGTGATGTATCCATTAATCTTCTCCAACAACCCGCAAGTTAGTAATACTATTAAGATCGGGTCTATTTTTCTTCTTGTTTTTAAGTCTTTCTTCTTGTACAGATAACTTGTCTAGCTCCTCACGATCAACACTAATATCATTATCTTTAAGAAATTTAGATACAGCACTTAACATAGCGGGAGAAGGTTCTAGAGGTGCTTTTAAAAGCTCCACCATAATCTCTTCTTCTATATTGTCAGCATCTTTAATCCGATCAAATACTTCAAGCTTTAGCTCGTAACCGGACAAAATCTTAGAGAACAATGTTGCTAGTTGATCGTGCAACTCACCAAGCTTCTGCTCTGTAGCTGCACCTTGTGCCATTATGATCCCTCAATAAATTGTTTGATACCCATAAGAATTAAAGGTACGCCTGCTGAAACAGCGGCTGCAATACCTAAAACCTTCCACCTAAACTTTTCTAGCTCCACAATACGACTATGATGTCTATCAAGTCTTACGTCTTGATCTCCTAGTTTAGCTAGTATGTGCTTGGTATCAGAAGCAATACCGCCGATAAGGCGGTAAAGCTCGTTGTCATTTCTTTCCATTATATTCCTATTATAAAGGTCGTTGTTCTAGTATTGTAAAATCTGTTGACATAAAGTCTAATAAATTATGTGTTACACCTGCCGCATTCATAGCCGTGATAGTATCATCAAAACTACGACCACCAAAACTAAAAGTCTCTCCGCCACCTACAATAAATGTTGTTGGCCAGATATTATTATTTTTGGGCTGCAAGTCTCCAAATTCTGCACCACCAAGAGACACAAAGTCAATAGGGTGTAAACCAGAACCTCTAGGAAGGTGTAGTCGTTTTTCAAGGTCTCCTGTGTCTCGGAAGCGCCTACCGAAAATAATTTTATGTCTTCCAACTGATGCAGCAGATGTATTGACTAATGTTGGCTGAGAAGAAAACGCCTGATAAGTACGTAAGTTTTTAACCTCAACATCATCAAAAAACCAAGTCAATGCACGATCAGTAATTTGATTATTCACAAGGTATGTTTGTGCTGTACCTAACGTATGATCGTCATCTGCAAATAAAATTCTACCTCCCAGGACGGTTAAGTTACCTACATCAGTAAAAGCATTATCAATTCGCTCAATATCTACAGATTGTATATAAAGACCATCATCTACAAATCCAACTCCAGTTGAAGGATTATCAAATCTAGCAGCATGTGTTCCATTAAATACTTTAAGAAGACCTACTACTATTGCTTCATAGCCTTTGTTACCTGATCCGTGAGCATACAAACCAATTCCCGGATTGGTAAGGTCAAGGACTGCTTCATATAACACTTTTCCGGGATAGTAGGTATTCGTGAATAAATTAATACCGCCGCCAGATCGCCTAAGTACAGTTCCTGTAGACGATAAAAATCCTTGTCGTCCTTCTACACCACGACCTACAAACTTGTACGTCCCTACAACATTACGTGGACCAACTCCCCCGTGAACCGGACAATCAATATGAGTAATATCTCCGATCATTGGAACACGGCCTCGGCTATCTACAGCCCAGCTTGTATTGTCTTTATCCCAGTTATATCCAATCTCTACACCTGTTACCGCACCTGTAAATGCATCTGTACCAAGAATATTTGAATGATAATCAATAGCTGTAAGTTCTTGACCATTTGGATCAGAGCCATCAGCCAGCCAAACAAAAAGAGTAATTGATGTATTTTTATTAGCTCTATCGCCCCTTAAATCTTGAACGGTTGATCCAGTAAAATGGCAAACCATAGACCCAGCAACCATAGCCGATTTATTTGCTGCGATATCCGTACCACCCACTACCCAGTTTAACTGTAATCCATCTGGACCCCATACTGCAAAATTAAATGTATTTTCTGAAACGCCATTAAGAATATTATCGGGTGGTAAATCAGAAAGTGTATAAGTTGTAGTCCATATTGATCCACTATCTAATGTCCAAGTTAAGCCCGAAAGATTACTACGCTCGGATAAAACTGGCTTTTTGTTCGGATTTCTACCTAAGTCGCCTATCAAAGAAAACCCTTGTGGATAACCCGATGGAACTCCGTCTTCATTAGTATTAGTGTTACTACCACCGCGTTTAAAAAGGTATTCTTGACCAGCGTCTAATATAACACCCGACCCAAGTTGAAACTCTACTTGTGCCGTTGCAGCTTCGTAGCTTTGTAATGGATCAAATTCTGATCCAGTATTAATGTCATCGCCATCACTACCTACCCAAACTAAAGGATCGGCGTTAAAAGCTCTAGCAGCCACAATAGCTGTTGCAGCAGTATTATCTGACAAAGCATATAATTTATTTATTTGTTTTTCAGCCGTAGATCGCCAATTTTCAATAGATACTATGTCTGTACCCAAATTAGAAATATGACTATCTAGCTCGTCCGTTACTGATCTAATAGTTGCCGGTACATAGTTAATTAATGGTTTAGTAAGAGTTCCTGGATATATTTGAATTTCTGATACTAATACTTGAGTATCACTAACACCCCTAGTATCAACAACAACTGAAATATAAGAAACATCTCCCGAAGTTGTTAAGGCAAACTCAAAGTATTCCCCGGAAGACGAAGTTGGTACAAAATTACCGTGTAAATTGGAATTAGTTTCAGAGCGAAGCTGAATATAGAAATTTTGTGCTACTCCAACTTTTCTCATACGTATGAGTAATTGTGTGCCTACTGGTACATTTACATCATCAATACGTAAATTGTTCCATTGTCCTTGATTAACTGTAAATACACCGTCTTCATAAGTACCAATAGGACCAGAACTAGAAGTAACAAGAAAACTTGTTAGAGTTGGAAATTTATCGGCCACATCTTTTAACGCGGCGTTAAAAACACTATCGATATCAGAAACCACTGCATCACGCAGCGCTTCAACTTCGTTACGTATAACTTCAAAAACTACTTCAGGTAGATCACTAACTCTTGTCCACGATCCTGTTCCCGAAGTACCCACTTTTCTATATTGTCCGTTGTTAGCTGGACTT